ATAACTGGGGCAGAGAAAAAAAATTTAATGATCGTTGAATACGACCAGCTTTGCAAAAATCCGAAGGGAGTAATGACTGCAATTTATAACTTTATTGGCGAGCCTCAGTTCGAACACGACTTCAACAACGTTCAGATGTCTTGGGACGAGTACGATGCAGAGATCGGTATTAAGCTGCATGACGTAAGAAAGAAGGTCGAATTCAAGACGCGGGAAACTATTCTTCCTCCTGACCTTATCCACAAGTACTCTGGAATGGAAGTTTGGCGATAATGAGCGAGCTTCAGTTTAGAGAATGCGGGGAGTGTTATGCTTGCTGCAATGGACACTTACTAGCCAAATCTCACGGCAACACGTTTGGCGGCGGTTGCGCTTGCGTTTTCCTAGTCGATAAGAAGTGTTCTGTTTACGAAACGAGACCCGATGTTTGTCGTAAGTATCAGTGCGCATGGACGCAGCATTTGCTCGATATCGATATGCGCCCAGACAAATGCGGCTTAATGGTTTCGGTAGAGATCGACCAGAATAAAAAACAGTATTTTAAGGCGATGCAACTCAGAGAGTTTGTCGGCTACGAAGTTTATAAAAAACTTGACGAATGCGCGAAAAAACTTAATACCTATTGGATAAAGGTAAAATGAACACAACTTTCATCATTAGCGGCGGCGCGGGTAGAGTAATCGCGGCAGTTCCTGCCTTAGAGAAGTATACTCGGCTAAATCCAAAAGATGACTTTAAGGTTCTTGTTTATGGTTGGGAGAGTTTGTTCTGGAGCCATCCAATTCTTCAAAACAGAACGTTCTCGATTCATCAAAAAGGAACGTTTGAGAACAGCATCAAGAACTATCGCGTAATTTGTCCCGAACCTTATTACGTTCACGACTACTATAATCAACGCATCTCGCTTGCACAAGCGTTCGACTGCGAGATAAACAAAACGAGCGATCATTCGGATCTTGGTGCGCCGAAGCTTTACATCTCAACGCTAGAACGTAACTCGGCTCTTAGAATACTGCGCGAGACTAACAAGGGAGAGGCTAAAACGCTCGTTATTCAGCCGTATGGTAGTGGGATGGGGATCGTTAATAATCGCCCGTTTGATCCGAGTCATAGAAGCTTAGACGTGGACGATTACTTGAAGATCGTTAAGCGGCTAAGAGAAAAGAATAAGGACTTGATGATCGTTTACTTTGGCGATCAAAACTTCCGTCATCCAGCCGATGACATCTCGGCTGACATTAAACAGTACAATCCAGACTTGCGAGCTTACTTATCTTTGATTGCCGTTAGCGATTATTTCGTTGGCTGCGACAGCGTAGGTCAGCACATGGCTCGCGCCTTAGATAAGTCTGGAATGGTCATTATGGGCGCAACGGACGAAACGAACGTTACCTACCCAGACCATTTTACGATATATCGTAAAAAAGACCAGACGCCAACTTATAGTCCGATACGCTTATCTGGACTAGATTGTGAGTTTGCTGACCGTATGAACGACGGTATTATGAAGTTTGATGATGGGCAGATAGAAGAGATCTGTGACATCATAAACTTGCAACTTTATAGCTAACAAAAAACCCCCGAATTTCTTCGGGGGTTTTCTTTTGTTTATCTTTATCTATTAATCTGTCGTAGCTACGAAAACGCCGTTCGTGGTGTCCTGTGGAGCACCGATCTGCGTCGTGAACACAAGATCGACCGTCTTATTGTCACCGATGGTGCTGGAGTGATTTTCACTTACCAGCTTCGCACCCTTGACTTGATAGATAATCTTGTTGTTGCCAGCAGGGTCTTTGAACGTGAACTTCAGCGTCTTGAATTCGTCGTTGGAAACGAGTAGGTCAAGATTGCCAGACTGCTTAAGATCGGCAAGAATCGCGGAAACGTTAACCGTTACTTCGATTGGGAAGTCGATAACCTTAGCGAAGCCGAAGCGCGAGCCAAGGCGTTGCAGGGTTGTACGACCAACTGGAACTTCAATCGAGAACGACTGAATGTGCGCCGCAGTGTTGCCAGAGTCGGCACCCGTTGGGAAGTCGGCAAGAACAGGGTCAGCGAGTTCAAGCGTGATGTCGCCTGGGCGCAGAGCCGAGATACCGATGCTGCCGCTGTTTGGCGCAGGAAGTTGGAACCCGTTGCTGCCAGTCGCGCTAGTTTCAACCGTAAGAGACGGCAGAACACCCGAGCTACCTTCAACAACGTTAATATTCAGACCTTCTACCGAAACTGAAACCGTTGGAAGGTTACCTACTGAAGCTTCTACCGAGTAGTTCGTGATAAAGCCGTTACCGATAGTAATCGTGCTGGCCGACACACCAGTGAACGTATTGGCAGTTGGCGTAACGCCGTTCGCGTCGTTACCTTCTGGAGCCGTAAAGATGTGGAAGTTACGACCAGAGAGCGTCGAAGTGTCGCCAGTTTGCGAAGCGTCGATAAGACCAGAAATGAACGAGCGGGTCGTTCCGAGGCCAGTACCTACGCTAAAGCCGAGCGCGGTTTCGTTATTACCAGTATGGAGGTAATAAGTGAAATCCATCGTGACGGTGGGAGGTTCAAGGATGATAGCGTCAATACGAGCAAGGTTGCCGAATTGATTGATATCTTGACGAGCGACAGAGAAGCCATAGTTGGCCGACTGAACGCGGTGTAGCTGCTTGATGTTGCCGCTTGGGTGTGTCGCTGTTGGAATCAGCGTACCGTCGCTCACAAAAAGAGCCTCGGATTGGTAGATTACTCTATTTCTTGCCATAAGTTAGAAGAAGGTTTTAAATACTTTACATTTTTTTATACCCAAATGGAACAATTAAGCCCTTGGATATCTATATTTAATAATCTCGAAATCCATGAAGCCGATATACGAACGAGCCGCCCCGCGAGAATCTTTGAACTTGGAAACGGTTACGTCATCAACAAATAGCTCAACGCTAGGGTCTGGATTCGTATAGTAGTCGTCGAAAGAGAAGGGCGGCGATTTTAAATCGCCATATTCATTGATAGGGTAATTCGCAAAGTCTTTTTGTTTGAAAACGCGATTCTTAGAGTCGGCAAATATAGACAAAACCCCATCCAACGAGTATGGATCATCGGCAAAGACTATCGAACGCATCATCGAGCGAGTTTCGTCTTCACCACCGAATGAGAACGGCGAGTTTTCGAACGAATCTGGCATTATATAGATCGCTGGAAGCGTCTGATCGTATGGGGGGAGATAGTTGACCCCAGTCCAAGGAAACTTCTTGTCTGCGGCAGCATTGTTCTCGATAATCAAATCTTCCTCGTTCTCGTTCGAAAGGTAAATATTGAAGTCTTTAACTGCGAAGCTGCCAGTCACAGAAGCTCCCGTCAGAACGCCCGTTCCAGTAGCTAAAACGCGACCGTTCAAATAGTCGATTTTAAGACTGCTTGAGCGTGGTACGAACGTCGAATTGATAAAAACGCCGCTAGTAACGGTCGCTCCAGTGATGCTAGAGTCGTAGACCCATTGGCGATAAGACGTGCCGAAAGCTTTAAAATTCGACGGAAGACGAGCGTCTTGATAGTAATAAAAACGACCAGTTTTATTGGTATACGCTTCGCCCTTATCTAAAAGATAATGGTCTAGCCAAAGTGCGAAAGACGTTGTTACATTATGCTGGTATTGCGGTTTCATCTAGAGTGGAGAATTCTTTTTCGTATTTTGCAAGGATTGCGCTAATGTATTTTACATTTTTAAATCGACTTTTTCCGCGAATTTTACCTTCCGATTGAATAGCGGTACCAGAACGAGAGTTCGCCGTCTTTAATCTTTGGTCGTAAAGATACTGTCCTACGCCCGAAATTCCCGTCTCGATTCCCTTGGCCCAGCTTCTGCCAGCGGCCCACGGCATCGGAGAAGCTTCCCAAATGTCTTCGCGAGCAGGCATAAAAATATTCCACTGCGCTCCATTGTCGATAAGCCCACCAAACTGAATCGTTGTTTTTTCAAAAAGTTGTAAAACAGCAGAAATTGGATCGTCGCCGTCGTAAAAACCAATGTACGAAAAAAGATTGCCGTAGCCTCCGAGAGTTCCGCTAATGTTCGTAGCAGAAGCGCCGCCTGCAATTTCCTTTGTAACAGGATGATTCAAAAACTCGGAAATCATTCTGCGCTTGATTGTATTAAATCGCGCAGTAATTTGTTTTTCGTAAGACTGCTGAATGTAGCGACCAGACTGTTTTCTAATCGCTCTTTCAACTTCGCGTGGTAGAGAAGCCATTTTACTCGTTGATCGGAGTCAAAAGAAACGAATAATATCTTGGACCGAACATACCATTCGGCTTGTAGTCTGAACTGATTTGATAGCGTCGGCCATCAAACTCGACTTTGCGAGCTTCTTTTAAGAAAGGCCACGCAGCTGCGTCAACTTTAATCTTAACTGTTCCTGCGGGATACAACATTCGTGTTTGATTAGTTGATCCGGGATACATGGGCTTCTCGTTAGACAGATATCTAATTTTTGCTTTAAACGTATACGACTTTGTAGTGTACGTTGGTTCGTTAACGGCACGGGAATCGTCGGCTCCATAGAATGCATTGTAACTAGGGGATGTGGTTAAAATTGTCATCTCAGGGTTCATAATGACCGTGATGCTCCGCTGGAACGTCTCAAAAACGTCGTCGAAAATACTATTGATATAGGCTTTTTGAGAGTCCGAAATATACGATGTCGCCATATTTCACTTTACACTTTTTATGTTTAATTTATTATATAGTAAGGCAAAAGGTTATGACGGGCAAAGAATATCTCCATGATAGGGTTAGGGTTAACACTTCTGACTTGTTCAAAAGGATGTTAATGATTTTGGAAGATATTAAGCATGAACATGATAGGCAATTCGCCCTATTGCTTGAATCTGCGCCCGATAACTTCAAACCTGTAGTTAAGCAGGCTAATTACCTAGACGACAGTAAAGTCGCGCACCTGCGTAAGCGCGTGCTAGATATTGGTAATGAATCACTTAGAAAACTAGCCTCTGAGCTAGAACAAGTTCGCGTCGAATTTCACCATACATTTAAACAATAAAAATGAAAGAACTATACAGCTTCACGGTTAACCTAGAAGAAGAAGTCGAAAAGACCGAAACCCGAGAAGAGGACGGCAAGACCGTAACTACGACTCAAAAGGTCAAGGAAGAGGTTCCTTATCGAATTATTCTTAAGCAGCCGTCTCGTAAAAACATCGAAGATGCCGATTTGCAATTCAGCATCGAGATGTCCAACTGTATCAAAAAGGGTATTTTAACAAAGGGCATGTTAGTTAAGAAGTATTCGGACACGGGCGGTTTGATGTCCGAAGATGATGCCGTCGAAATGACGAAGCTGTTTGCTTATATCGAAAAGCGACAGCAGGAGTATTTGAAAGCTGTTGCGAGAGTAGAAGGTCGCAATCAGCAAGAAGAAGATGCGATCATCGCTGATATTATTAAATCGAGACAGCGAGTAATCGAGCTTGAGTCTTTGTACCTCAACTTATTCTCTAATACAGCAGATACAATCGCCCAGAATAATGTTATTCGTTGGTTCTGTTTGTACATGACGCACAAGCAAAAGATTCCTGACGGCTCGATTGATCCTATGTTCCCCGGTTCCTCTTTAGAGCAGAAGATCGAATCGCTGCACGAAATGGATGAAAAGGAAGACCCTCTTTACTCAAAGGTCTATCGTAAAGTCGCAACGTTCATGTCTTTCTGGTATTTTAGCAAGAACGCATCAAAGGAAGATTTCGAAAAGCTAGACAAGGACATTGAGCAAGACAAGCCAGACAGCAAGTAAACTTTTTCTCTTATTCTTTGAGATATCCAAGGGATACGCTAAAAGAAGTTTCGAGGGAAAAGATATTTACATCAAACATCTTGGAATTAACGAAAAGTCGTTTTTCGACTATCGTTACCAAGAGTTCTTTAAGCACGCAACCGAGTCTGGAATAGCTACCGAAGAAGAAGCTCTAAAAAAGGCAATAGAAGAAGGTTTTTGGAGCGACGAAGACGAGAGGCAAATCGATAATAGCAAAAACTATATCGACAGACTCGTTGCGACTAGAAAGAGCTTGTTCAAAACGCTAGAGATCAACGCGATAAACGAACAGATCACCGAAGAGAGAAATAAATTAAGGCGCAAGATTAATGAGCGGCGCGAGATTCTCGGTAAAACCGCCGAAGAGTACGCGAGCAATAGATCGAACGATTACGTTATCTATGAAAGCTTTTATCGAGACGAGGCTTTGACAAAAAGATTTTTCTCTCAGAACGAATTTGAAGATATTTCTTACGAGGAGTTGATCGGCTACATCTTGTTTTATAACGAGTACATGACCGAGATGGACGAATCTAATTTGCAGAAAATCGTACTCGCTGACTTTTTTAATATTTACTTTCTCGTTTTAGAAACGCCAACAGAATTTTTTGGCAAGCCAATGATCGAACTGACAGACTTTCAGGCGCGATTGATCATTTACGGCAAGATTTTTAAAAATATCTTCGAGAATACTCCGAATATTCCCGACAATATTCGTCAAGATCCAGAGGCTTTATTACAGTACGTTGATAAAACAAAGGCAAAAGAACGCTTCGATTCGAAGAAAAAGAACAACGAAAAGGCGAGTGCCGAGATGGTTTTCGGGGCAACTAAGGAAGAATTGCCAGCGGGGGCAGAAAAAGGCAAGTCTCTCAACCAAATCATGCGCGAAAAGAAAGTTATGAATATGGAAGAGCTAATGAAATTACATGGTGAGGCTTAATCTTTTGGGTGTAAATATCCCTAAAGGTTAAAGGATGGCCAAAGGAATTCAAGTCCCAGTCACGCAGAGTGGTTTACAGCAGTCTATCAATGCTGCTGTTAAGAACGTAGGAGCTATCAATGTTCCCGTTAATATCAACCCAACGGCTTTTAAGAATCTTTCGCAGCCACTCGGAAGAATTACTGGACTAGCAACCGAATTTGAAAAGTCTATTGCTGCATCAAATGCCCGTGTTTTGGCGTTCGGTGCGTCGGTAGGTATTATCAATGGCGTTCAAAACGCTCTTTCGAGTTTAGTTAGGACTGGCATCGAGGTTCAAAAAGCCCTTGCCGATATTGCCGCAATCAGCGGAGCTACTGGCAGAGAGTTGCAAAATTTAAGCGACGGTATTTTCGACGTAGCTAGAAATACCGCTCAGTCGTTTCAAACTGCGACTCAAGCGGCTCTAGAGTTCTCTCGTCAAGGCTTGACTGTCGAGGAAACTATTAAGCGCACGAACGACGCTTTGACGCTCAGTCGTTTTACTGGTTTAAGCGCCGCCGACTCTGTAGATACTTTAACTGCCGCTTTCAATTCGTTCCAAGAAACTGGAATTACGACGGCTGAAATCTTAAATAAGCTCGTTGCTGTTGACTCTGCCTACGCCGTTTCTGCTGCTGACCTTGCTAAAGCTATCTCGCGTGTAGGCTCCGTAGGTATCGAGGCTGGAGTTTCGTTAGATGAACTCAACGCGGCAGTTACGGCAGTTCAAGAAAGAACTGCGCGTGGTGGTGCCGTTAT